CTTCACCAGCAGCCCCAGCCCAGATGTCACACAAGGCATCTTTGCGTGAACTCGCATATGCTCGGTTTGAAATGCTGTTCCCCCGAATCATGGACCGATTAGCCAGCGGCGCTGAGTTAAGCACCGCCTTGGGCGAGATTGACCTTGACTTGGACCCTGGCGCGTTTCGCCGGTGGATCAAAAAAGACCCTGAAAGACTGGCGACCCTTAAAGAATGCGAGGAGCTGCGAAGCGAGGCGTGGGCTGACAAGATGGTTCGTCATGCGCTGGGTGAGTACGAGATGGAGGATGTGCAGCGGTCCAAGTTGATCGTTGACACTTATCGGTTTCGTATCGCGGCTGACAACCGTCGCAAGTACGGCGAGACTAAGACGGTGGAGCTGGGTGGCACGATCTCAGTTCGGGCAGCTCTTGAAGCAGCGCACAACCGGATACTTGAAGCCGAGATACTTGATGTGACCCCACGACTGGAGAACAACTGATGCAGAAACCCCGGTACTCGGCTGATGAAGAGCAGACCATAATGACTCAGCTTTGGAGTCCGCAGCTTGCTAACGACCCAGAGATGTTTGTGATGTTCGTTTACCCGTGGGGGCAGAAGAACACGCCGTTGGCCAACTTCAAAGGGCCTCGGAAATGGCAGCGCGAAGTGCTGCGACGCATACGGGACTTCATCCGTGATAACAAGGGCAAGCTAGACGACAATCAGTTGATCGAGGCGCTGCGCGACTCAACGGTGTCTGGGCGGGGCGTGGGGAAGTCAGCACTGGTGTCGTGGCTTGTGCACTGGATGATAACCACTCGTATTGGCTCCAGCGTCGTGGTATCCGCTAATAGTGAGAATCAGTTGCGTAAAGTGACCTGGGGCGAGTTGACCAAATGGGTCACGATGTCTTTGAACGCGCACTGGTGGGAACCAACAGCCACAGCTCTAAACCCGGCGCAGTGGTTGACAGAGCTGGTTGAGCGTGACCTTCAAAAAGGCACCCGGTACTGGGGCGCCGAGGGTAAGCTGTGGAGCGAAGAGAACCCTGACTCATATGCCGGTGTGCACAACATGGACGGGATGATGGTGATCTTTGACGAAGCGTCGGGTATACCGGACAGCATCTGGTCGGTGGCGGCTGGCTTCTTTACAGAAAACATCTTGGATCGGTATTGGTTTGCGTTCTCCAACGGGCGACGCAACACGGGGTATTTTTATGAAGCAGTCGAGGGTAGTAAACGGGACTTCTGGGGAAGCCGGAAGATTGACGCCCGAGACGTCGAGGGCACAGACAAAGCAATCTATGACCAAATTATTGCCGAGTACGGAGAAGACTCGGATGAAGCTCGGGTTGAGGTGTATGGCGATTTCCCCAAAAGCGGAGAAGATCAGTTCATTGGTCCGTTTTTGGTAGACGACGCCATGAAACGGGAAAAGCACAAGGACATGACCGCACCGATTGTGATTGGGGTAGACCCAGCGCGGGGTGGCATGGACAGCACCGTGATTGCCGTGCGCCAAGGGCGGGACATTATTGCAATCAAGCGATACAAGGGCGATGACACAATGACTACGGTGGGTAATGTGATTGACGCCATCGAGGAGTACAAACCTGCCCTGACCGTTATTGATGAGGGTGGCCTGGGCTACGGCATCCTTGACAGGTTGACCGAACAGCGATACAAAGTGAGGGGTGTGAACTTTGGCTCAAAGTCCAAGACTCCGCTAATGTGGGGTAATAAGCGTGCCGAGATGTGGGGTGCAATGCGCGATTGGTTAAAGACTGCGTCGATTCCACAGGACAGGATTTTGAAAAACGACTTGGTGGGGCCTATGAAAAAGCCCAACTCGGCTGGAGTTATTTTTCTGGAAGGAAAGAAGGAAATGAAAGCACGGGGTCTTGCTTCGCCGGATGCGGCAGATGCGATTGCCGTGACCTTTGCTTTCCCAATAGCGAAACGGGAGTACAATCCCAAGGAACGTGTTGTCCGTAGCCAAGGGCAATCCGGTATTTCAACTTCATGGCTGGGGGCATAGAATGGCAACTAAACCTGGGCTATACGCCAACATTCACGCCAAGCAAGCTCGCATCAAAGCGGGTTCTGGTGAAAAGATGAACAAAGTTGGCAGCAAGGCAGCGCCTAGCGCCAAAGATTTCAAAGACTCGGCCAAAACGGCCAAAAAGGGGAAATGATGGCAACAAAGTTTGAAAAATCCAAAAAAGACGTTGAGAAAAAAGCATACGGCAAAGAGGGCAGCAAGAAAGACATGGCCGCCGATAAGCGCCAGGCCAAGCCCATGCCAATGAAAAAGAAGTGATATGCCACTCGTTAAATCTAAATCCCCCGAAGCGTTTCGCAAGAACGTAAAAGCCGAGGTTAAAGCGGGTAAACCCGTGAAACAGGCCGTGGCAATTGCGTATTCGGTCAAGCGTGAAGCACCCAAACCGAAGAAAAAATAATGCCTCAAGATTACACCGGGATCACCGCCGCCGCTGCTGTATCCGAAGGCGGCTCGGCCAAGGACAAAAGCTCTGCCGATGTGCTGAGTACGGCCAGAAGCCGTTTGGACATGGCCATCTCGGCCTATTCTGAGTCCCGTGAGGATGAGCTGGATGACCTGCGGTTCTTTGCCGGTTCGCCCGACAACCAGTGGCAGTGGCCAGCCGATGTGCTGTCTACCCGTGGCGCTGTGCAAGGCCAGACGATCAATGCTCGTCCCTGCCTGACAATCAACAAGCTGCCCCAGCACGTTCGCCAAGTCACAAACGACCAGCGCCAGAATCGCCCATCTGGAAAAGTCATCCCAGCCGATGACGGTGCCGACATTCAGGTGGCCGAGGTGTTTAATGGCATCGTGCGTCACATTGAGTACATCAGCGACGCCGATGTTGCATACGACACGGCCTGCGAGAACCAAGTGGCGTATGGCGAGGGTTACCTGCGCATCTTGACCGAGTATTGCGACGATAAATCGTTCAATCAGGACATTAAGATTGGCCGTATCCGCAATTCGTTCTCGGTCTACATGGACCCCATGATTCAAGACCCTTGCGGTGCTGATGCCAAGTGGTGTTTTATCACCGAAGATATACCAAAAGAGGAATATCACCGGCTGTACCCCAACGCTGCGCCGATTAACACCTTGCAGTCGATGGGCGTGGGCGATCAGTCCATTAACCAGTGGATTAACGAAAATACAGTGCGAATTGCCGAGTATTTCTACATCGACTACGACCACAAAACGCTGCACTTGTACCCTGGCAACCAGTCCTATTACGCTGGCACGCCTGAAGACAAGGCCATGAAGGCCATGTACGGCGCTCCCAAGCAAAAGCGCGAGGTGGAGATCAAGAAGGTCAAGTGGTGCAAGATCAACGGCTACGAAATCTTGGAAGAACGCGACTGGGCCGGTGCTTGGATTCCGGTTGTAAAGGTCATTGGCAACGAATTTGAGGTGGATGGCCGCATCTACATGAGCGGTTTGGTCCGAAATGCCAAAGACGCACAGCGGATGTACAACTACTGGGTGTCCCAAGAGGCAGAGATGCTGGCTCTGGCACCCAAGGCCCCGTTTATTGGCTATGGTGGCCAGTTTGAGGGCTATGAAAACCAGTGGAAGACCGCCAACACGACCAACTGGCCGTATTTAGAGGTAAACCCTGATGTTACCGATGGCCAGGGCGCTATTTTGCCTTTGCCCCAGCGTGCCCAGCCCCCGATGGCGTCATCTGGCCTGCTGCAAGCCAAAGCAGGGGCCTCTGAGGACATTAAATCCACGACTGGCCAGTACGACGCATCACTGGGTCAGCAAGGCAACGAGCGATCTGGCAAAGCCATCCTGGCGCGTCAGCGCGAGGGTGATACCGGAACCTATCACTATGTTGACAACTTGGCTCGTGCAGTGCGCTATGTCACCCGTCAGTTGGTGGACCTGATCCCCAAGATTTACGACACCCAGCGTATCGCTCGGATTATTGGCGAAGACGGCGAGTCTGATATGGTCAAGATTGACCCGACCCAGCCCGAAGCCGTTCGCAAAGTGCAAAACGAGCATGGGATTGTGATCGACAAAATTTACAACCCCACCGTTGGCAAATACGATGTGGTGGTTACCACCGGCCCAGGCTATGCCACCAAGCGCCAAGAGGCTTTGGAGGCTATGGCTCAACTGTTGCAGGGTAACCCCCAACTTTGGCAGGTGGCTGGTGACTTGTTTGTGAAGAACATGGATTGGCCAGGCGCTCAAGAGATGGCCAAACGGTTTGCCAAGACTATTGACCCCAAGCTCATGGATGATGCCGAGGACAACCCGGCACTGGCTGCCGCCCAGCAGCAGATGCAGGCGATGGGCCAGGAAATGGAACAGATGCACCAGATGTTGCAAAACGTGGGCAAATCTATTGAAATGCAGGAGCAGCGTCGCAAAGACTATGAGGCTGACATCAAGGCATTCCAAGCCGAAACGCAGCGCATCTCTGCAATTCAGGCCAGTATGTCACCGGAACAGATTCAGGACATCGCTGTGGGTACTATCCACTCGATGATCAATAGCGGTGACTTGATGGCCGCACGCCCAGAGGTAGAGCAGTCGGAACCGCGTCAAATGCCGGGTATGCCAGAATCGACTGAAGGGATGCAACAATGAAACCCGCTGATTTTGTAGGCACGCTGTTTCTTGCGCGTGATGTTGCGCACTCGGTGCATTTGAACACCCGCAGTTTCTCTAAGCACATGGCGCTCAATGAGTTCTACAATGAAATCATTGAACTGGCTGACAATTTCACCGAAGCGTACCAAGGCCGTCACGAGTTGATTGGACCAATCAGCTTGCTAAGTGCCAAGAAAACGACCAACATTGTTGAGTTCTTGCAAGACTCGCTCAAAGACATTGAGGATGGTCGGTACAAGGTGGTGAGCAAAGAAGATACCGCTTTGCAGAATATAATTGATGAAATTGTTGGCCGGTACTTGTCTACCTTGTACAAACTGAGATTTCTGGCATGATAGAACTTGCAGGACAACCTGGTGAACTACGGTTTACCCTTGAGATTACCCGAAAAGAAACGGGTAAAACCGAAACCGTCGAACTCGTCGGATACCTCGACGAAGACAAATTGAAGGAGCTTCAAAATGGCAGTAACACACAGCACGTCGGCTCGTAACGCAGCAACCGACGCCGTCACCGCGTTGATCGGCACCAGCGGAAACTTGGTGTTCCGTATTTCGCCCTCAACCATTGCCGCACCTGGCACTGCTGTGGCCACCTTGCCTTTGTCGGCAACTGCCTTTGGCGCGTCATCTTCTGGCACCGCCACGGCCAACGCAATCACGAGCGACACCAATGCCGCAGGTAATGCGTCTGCTGTTGCGTTTGCAACCCTGCAAACCTCTGGCGGCACCGCCATCATTCAGTGTTCTGTTGCTGCTTCGGGTTCTGACATCAACATGACCAACGGCCTGACAGTTGCCGCCGGTGACACGGTTTCTTGCAGTTCGCTGACGTATACCGCGCTGTCTGCTTAATAGCCCCTGCGGGGTAGGCTGAACTACACCCGCCTTAGTGCGGGTGTTTTTATTGGAGTGCAATGTGAAAATCGACTTTGAATTTGAAACTCCTTACGGCAAGTTTGCAGATGCCCTTTGGTTTTCTGATGATGAGCCGACCCCATCTGACACTGAGATTGAAATCCTAAAACAGCAGCGCTTGAACGACTGGGTGTCAATTTTTAACCAGCCGGTTGAACCCACGGACGTGGTTGAATAAAAATGGCTATTGCTTACGTTGATTCTACGGGGGTCACTGTTGGGGCAAACCCATCGTTAAGTTTTCACTCGCCAGTGGGTAATACTCCCGCTGGTCTTGTTCAACAAGGTGATTTTTTAATATTAACGGTTTGCTCAACAGCTACTCCAACAACCCCATCTGGTTGGACATTACAAGATTCAGTAGCAAGCAATCTTTTTGTATATACCAAATTTGCAAGTGGAACAGAACCCACTACTAGTCAGGTAGTAACGGTATCGGGGGCAACAACATCGTCTTGTATTGTTGCTTATCGTGGAGTTAGTGGTCTTTATACAACTAATCGTACAGCAGCAGCGTCCGGAACAACAGTCTCAACAACAACAACATTTGGAACTGTTTACGACAACCAATATATTGTTAGTGTTTATGGTGCAGCGGTTACTGGTGCAACAGGTACATGGACTGATCCAGCATCAACAACCGAAAGAGCAAATAGATCAACCCTTCCATCAAGCCAAAATCGCGGTTTGTTGATTGTTGATGAACTGCAAGCAACAGCAGGGGCTATTACAGCACGAACAGCAACACTTAGTGTTAGCTCAACACTTTGTGCAATTAACTTATTGCTTATTCCAAGCGGTCGTTATTGGGTGGGCGGCTCAGGTTCTTGGACAACAACATCAACAACAAACTGGGCATTTTCTTCTGGTGGAGCAAGCGGAGCGCCTGTTCCAACAGCTCAAGATAATGTGTATTTTGACCAAGCGGGTCCATATACAGTTAGTCCTTCTAGCACTATATTTTGTCTTGATTTTAATATATCAGGATCATCTGTAACATTTGCTCAATCAACTGCAACATTGTCAGTTAATGGGTCGATGTCTTTGGCATCAACTACTGTATGGACTGGTACAGGGTCTATTACATTTGCTTCAACACAGCCATTACAACCATTATGTACTCCCCCAATAACATCAAGAACAATTACATCAAATGGTATTACTTTATCTGTTCCATTTATATTTAATGGGGTTGGTGGTTCTTGGAGTCTTCAAAGTGCGTTAACAACAAGTGCGGCTGTTGCTGGAGCAGTTACGCTTACCAATGGTACGTTGGACTTAAATGGTAAAACATTAACACTTTCTGCTACTGCAACGGCTACATTTTTAACAGCGACAGGAACAAAAAACCTGACGTTTAATGGCGGCACATTAGCAATTGCGGCATCAGGTACAACCGCATTTAACAATGCAGTTCCAACGGGATTTACAACTACCGCAGGTTCAGGCACAGGCTCAATTAGTCTTACAAGCGCATCCGCTAAAAGTTTTGTTTCAGGCGGATCAACTTTTAATTGCACTTTGAATAATGGCGGCGCTGGTGCATTAACAATTCCAAGTGTTACTGGACTTGTATTAAATAACATTACGGCAACGTATACAGCGACTGGGGCAACATCGATTGTTTTTCCAGCTAACAGCATACAAGTAAATTCTTTTACTGGCGCTGGCACTGCGGGAAAATTGCTTACTCTTACAGGTGCTAATGGTACAAGCATTCAGTTAAATGGTGGCGGTACAGTAACAACTCCAGATTATCTTAGTGTTTCAAGCATAACATTTACACCATTTGCCACAAATGGAACTGCTCCTTATAAATGGTATTTGGGTGCAAATTCCGTAAATGGTGGTAATGTAAAAGGGGCATTATTTTCGGCGGTTGGACCTGTTGCTTATGCGCTTGCTTCAGGTACAAGTTGGACTGTTCCTGCTGATTGGAACAATTCAAATAACACCATCCACATTTTTGGTGCTGGTGGTGGTGCATCTGGCTGTTTCTTTTCTGGGGGTATTGCATCTGGCGCTGGTGGTGGCGGTGGTGGATACACACAGTTAACAAACCAAACGCTTTCAGGAACAATTACTTATGCGATAGGAACTGGCGGTACTGGTGGTACTGGTGGAGCAATAGCAAACCCCGGAGTGGATGGCACTGCAACTACTTGGAATTCTGGCGCATCAACTGCGGCTGGTGGTAAAGGTGGTACGGGTAGTATTGCTTCAGCCAACCTTGGGGGGGTGGGTGGTATTGGTTCAACTGCAACCGGCGGCGCAGGTGGTAATGGCGGGTATATCGGGTCTGGTTTTTCTGGTGGTGCTGGTGGTGGTGGCGCAGGTGGCCCTAATGGAACAGGTGGTGCTGGTCGTGTAGGTATAACTGCGGCCTCGGTTGGTGCAGCGGGTTCTGGCGGCGGCGGCAATGGTGGCGGCAGTATAGGTGGTCTTGCAAGTGGCACAACTGGCGGTACTGGTGGTAATAATTCTGCTGGTAATGGCGGCGGGGTCGCTAATGGAGGTACAGGAGTTCGAGGCGGTGGTGGTGGAGGTTCAAATACCGGCGGCAATGGTATTGGTGGTATTGGTGTTGATGTTCTTAACTCAATTGGTGGCGGTGGTGGTGCTGGCGGCACTGGTTTAGTAGCAGTAAACACAAATACTGCATATGGTGGCGGCGGCGCTGGTGGTGGCGCAAGTAGCAGTCAAGTTGTTACTGGAGGCACTGGTGGCCCCGGTTTAATTGTCATCACTTATGTTCCAACTACTGCTGGCACTCACACAACCACAGGCTCTTTAACTGGACCTGGATCAATTATCGCGGGTTCTGCTGCGCACAAGGCAAAACACACAACCACAGGCGCTTTAACTGGCCCAGGATCAACGGTTGCTGGTGCAGCTAAACGATTCCGCACACATCCTTCAACAGGAGCATTGACTGGCCCGGGATCAACAATTGCCGGTGCGGCTAAACGATTTCGCGCACATTCTTCAACAGGAGCTTTAACTGGCCCAGGCTCGACTATTGCCGGTGCGGCCAAACGAACCCGTGTTCACCCTTCAACGGGCGCTATTGTTGGCCCAGGCTCAACTATTTCTGGTGCAGCCAAGCGATTCCGCACCCATCCGTCCACCGGGGCTATCGTTGGCCCCGGCTCAGTTGTTGCAGGTTCTGCAAGCCGAACTCACGTCCATCCGTCAACCGGCGCGCTGATTGGCCCTGGCTCGGCTGTTAGCGGTTCGGCAAATCGAACCCATGCTCACTCGTCAACCGGCGCATTAACTGGTTCCGGATCAACTGTTTCTGGTGCAGCGGCTAGAACACACAATTATCCGTCAACCGGCGCATTGATCGGCGCAGGCTCGGCTGTTTCAGGTGCTGCTAATCGAATATCGGGCAGAGTAAACCATTCAACAACAGGCGCTCTGATTGGACAAAGCTCGGCTATTGCTGGCGCGGCATCCCGCACCCGTAGGCATTTGACTAGCGGTATCCTAGTTGGCCCCGGTCCGATGGTTATGGGAAGCGCAACCCGATTCCGCGCTCACTTAACTACGGGTGACTTGGCTGGTCAAGTAGCAACAATTGCCGGTTCTGCAACCCGATTCCGCACCCATCCATCGACGGGGAATTTGGTTGGTCAGCTTGGAAACGTCACCGGAACGGCCAATCGGACCCATGTCCATTCATCTATTGGGGTATTGGTTGGACCAGGCTCGACAATAGTTGGCGCATCCAGTATTCTGAAAACTCACTATTCTAGTGGCGCAATTGTTGCAAATGGTGCCATAATTGCGGGAACTTCAGATCACATTTCGCTGTACCCCCTTCCACAATATGTTCAGGAGGGGATAAAATATGGCCCAAGTGGTATGTACGTTGGCACATTGATCGTAGGTGTCAATCCAATTATTCGACTACGATCATTTACCGAAAAGGGCTAATATGGCACTTACTCTCAAAGCAGTTACCACGCGACTGGGTTATCAACAGATCACCAGTTTAAGCGCCTCCGCAGGCTTGACCGTCCCGCAAACGGATTTGAATGGTCTTGCCTGCAAGCCCAGTATTGCAATTATCACCGCCGAAGCACAAGCTGTGCGCTGGCGAGATGATGATGTTGCCCCGACCGCTACGGTCGGTATGCCCTTGGCCGCTGGCGCTACGTTGCAATATGACGGCGATCTCACGAAGATCAAATTCATTGAGCAAACGGCCAGCGCCAAGATCAATGTCACCTATTACGCTTGAGGTGAATCATGGAACTCTTTGATGCAACCGGCGCAGTAGATTTCAACCAGTTTGTCACCTACATTGCCAAAACCTTTCCCAATGAACTGAAAACGATGATTCAGACTCGTGATGAGCTGGCTCAACGTCAAGGCGCATTGAGCGCAGTGGCCGATGCCCTGGCTGACCGCCAGGCCGCAGCCAAAGAACTAGCAGACGCCAAAGCCCAAGCCGCCGAGCTGATTGCTGCCGCTGTTGCTCGTGATGCAGAATCAAATGCGCTGGCTGCACTGACCGCAGAAAGCAAAGATTCTATTGATGCTTATGTCCAAGTATCTCTTACTGATTTGGATGCACGAGAAGCGGCTGCTGATGCGCGTGACGCCGCTTTAAATGCTCGTGAAGCTAACTTAAATGCCAAGGACGCATCAGTGCAAGAGCGCAAGCTGTTGCTGGATGCCTCTGAACAAAATCTTGCAGTTCGCTTAAAATCTTTTCAAGACAAAGTGGCTGCTTTGAGTGCATAATGTAATTTAACCGTACCGGCGAGGCACACCGGGGAATCTTAGGATTCATAGAATGACTGAAGAAGTCCAAGCATTAGCGGAGTCTGCTCCCGCGCCAGAACAGGTTGCAACGGCTGTACCTGAGTCTGAAGTTAAAGCGCCGGAAGTCGTCGAGAATCAAACTGAAACAACCGAGGAGAAAAAATACTCCCAGGCTGAAATCGATGCGATGATCGGCAAGCGCCTTGCGAGAGAACAGCGCAAATGGGAACGTGAACAGTCTGCAAAGCAAGCGGAAACGCTTACTCGACAGTCGGTTCCAAAGGAGTTGCCGCCGGTTGATCAGTTTGAAAGCCCCGAAGCCTACGCAGAAGTGTTGGCCAATCGACGTGCTGAAGAATTGATTGCCCAAAGGGATTATCAACGGACAGTTGCTCAAACCGAAGACGCTTATGCGGAACGTGTTGAAGTGGCGATGGACAAGTACGAAGACTTTACTGAAGTCGTGCAAAACCCGTCACTGCCAATCACAACCCACATGGCAGAAGCGATTAAGTCGTCCGATGTTGGTCCTGATGTAGCCTATTGGCTAGGTACAAACCCCAAGGAAGCATCACGCATTTCTCGTCTGTCGCCTCTGTTGCAAGCGAAGGAAATTGGACGTATTGAGGCAAAAATTGCCACGGAACCTCCAGTACGAAAGACAACGTCTGCACCAGCACCTATTAGTCCGGTGACAGCGCGTGCTTCGGGAAATCCGAGTTATGACACTACTGATCCTCGTTCAACGAAGACCATGAGTGACTCGGAATGGATTGAAGCAGAGCGCCGCCGCCAGATGAAAAAGTGGGAAGCGCAGAGAACCCGCTAACAAATTGAAAGGACTTTATTGTGTCTAACAGCATTCTTACGATCGACATGATCACCCGCAAGGCTCTGGAAATTCTGGAGAATAACCTTGTTTTGACCCGCAATGTAAACCGTCAGTACGACGACAGCTTCGCTGTTGAAGGTGCCAAGATTGGTTCTACCCTGCGTATCCGTTTGCCCGATCGCGCTTTGGTGACCGACGGTGCCGCCCTGCAAGTTCAGGACGACAACGAGCAGTACACCACCCTGTCTGTGGCCAGCCAAAAGCATATCGGCGTGAACTTCACTTCTGCCGAACTGACCATGCAATTGGACGACTTCGCAGAACGTGTGTTAAAACCGCGTATCAGCCAGCTCGCTTCTTCCATCGACGCCGATGTGGCCAATGCTTATAAAGCCATTGGTAACAGCGTTGGTACCCCTGGCACGACTCCTGGCACCTCTTTGGTTCTGTTGCAAGCTCAACAGAAACTGAACGAGAACGCTGCCATCATGTCGCCGCGCTACGCTACCGTGAACCCCGCTGCCAACGCTGCGCTGGTTGAAGGCATGAAAGGTCTGTTCAATCCGACCGATACCGTGTCCCGCCAGTTCAAAAACGGCATGATGGGCACTGGCGTTTTGGGCTTCGACGAAATCAACATGAGCCAGTCTATCAAGCAGTTCACCACCGGCACTCGTACCAACGGTACCGTGACGACTACTGTTGCTGCTGAAGGCACCTCTGTGATTTCTTTGAGCGGTTTGGGCGCTAACGCTACGCTGAAAGCCGGTGAAGTTTTCACCATCGCCAACGTGTACGCTGTCAACCCGCAAACCCGCGAGTCCACCGGCTCTCTGGCTCAGTTCGTTGTGACTGCTGACGCAGTTGCTAACGGCTCTGGTGTTGCTGCTACCGTGAACGTGTACCCGGCTATTTACAGCCCCGCAAACGCTCTGGCCACCGTGAACTCGTTCCCGCAATCCAGCGCTGCTGTGACGTTCTTGGGTGCCGCAAGCACGCAGTACGCTCAGAACTTGGTGTACCACAAGGATGCCATTACGTTCGCTACCGCCGACCTGTTGCTGCCCCAAGGCGTTGACATGGCCGCTCGTTCCGTGCATAACGGCATCAGCTTGCGCGTTGTTCGTCAGTATGACATCAACAACGATCGTATGCCTTGCCGTATCGACGTGCTGTATGGTTACAGCGCGATTCGTCCACAGATGGCTTGCCGCGTCTGGGGTTAAACGAATAGGGGCTTCGGCCCCTTCTTCTGTATATTTTTGAAAGGAATTTATCATGGCTCTCCCTAATGGTGCAGGTGGTTATCAAGTTGGCGACGGTAACCTGAACGAAGTTCAACTCTCTGCTTTTGCCGATCCAGCGTCGCAAGCAGCTACGGGCACTTTGACCGCAGCTCAATTGGCCGCTGACATTCTGATCGTTGGTTCTGGCGCTACTGCTGCCCAGACGTACACGCTGCCTGCAGCGTCTACCCTGGACGCTTTGGTCACCAGTTCCAAGGTTGGCAGTGTTATGACCCTGTATGTCGTGAACATCGGTACCAGCTCTGGTACCGCTGCTCTGGCACTGGGTACCGGCTTTACCGATGGCGGCAACGCAACGGTGGCTTTGCCCATCACTTCCAGCGGCCAGTTCATGCTTCGCAAGACTGGTGATGCTGCTTGGTCTGTGTATCGCGTGGCCTAATAAAAGAGGGGACTTCGGTCCCTTCTTTTTCTAAAAGGAATTGATATGTCGAACTCACAATCTGTCGGTGTTGCTTATAGCGATCCCGAATTTACTACCTGCTACGCAACCCAAGAAATTGGTTATGCGGCGGCAGCTCAAGGTGCTGTGACTCAACTCACCAGCAAATCGACCGCAGTCACGTTGAACACGAGTGCTGGTCAAATCACAATGAACAATGCTTCATTGGCTACGGTTACAAACGTCCCTTTCACGTTGAACAATTCTTTGATTTCGGCCAAAGATGTGTTGATCCTTAATGTTGCTGGCGGTGCTGCTACTGCTGGAACCTACAACGTGTTTGTGTCCACCATGACTGCTGGTTCTGCAACAATTGTTTTGCGAAACATTTCTGCCGGTTCTTTGTCTGAGGCTGTGGTTATTAACTACGCCATCATTCACGGCGCATCCTAAAAAAGCGGGGGCTAATCACCCCCGTTTTCAAAATGGCACAAATTTATCTTACTCACCCAGTCCACGGGACAAAAATTGCATCGCTTGACGCTGAAGTTGAGCATGATGAAAAATTTGGATGGACAAGATACAATCCAGATGAGTCCCCTGAATCTGAGGACGAAGTCGCGGTGAATACGTTGTCGCTCAAGCGCAAGTACATCCGCAAAATTGAACAAATTGGAGAATAATCATGGCGATTACCGCACAGCAAATCATTTATAAATCATTGCGTATGCTCGGTGTCATCGCCTCTGGTGAAGCTCCGACTGCCGCTGAAGCGCAAGACTCGCTTTACGGCCTGAACTCGCTTATTGACTCGTTTGCATCGAATCCCCAGTATTACTATTACACCCAAGACGAGGTGTTCTCGTTGACGTCGGCTACTGCGTCATACACGATTGGTACTGGTGGAACCTGGGCAACAAACCGACCAATCCGAATTGTTGGTGCGTATATTACAGTTTCTGGTGTTGACACGCCGCTTGGTTTGATCACTGAGCAGTTCTACAACAACATCAGCGCAAAGACTACTGCCGGTGCCCCCACCAGCATCTTGTATCGTCCGAGCGCACCATTGGGAACGGTGATTGTTTATCCTGTCCCAGCAACGACTACCTCAATCCACCTGCGCACTGAAAAGACGTTGGTGCAGTACACCAGTTTGACCGACACCCAAGCTCTGCCGCCCGGTTACCAGCGCCTGATGGAATTGTCTTTGGCTTGTGACTTGGCTCCTGAATACGGCTCCCGTGCCGCGCCTGAGACCGTTGCATACCTGAAAACCTCGCTTGCCGACCTCATGCGTACCAACATTCAGAAATTGCCGAGTTCTAAAATTGGTACGTTCCCTGCTTCTAACACTCCGCAGGATGTTACGACTGTGGGTGGCATGATGCCTGTACCGCAAGGTGGTGTGCAGTGACAGCAGCCCGACAACTGATTGGCGATGCCCATAGGTTGCTCGGTCTTGTAGCCTCGGGTAATGCGTTGCCCGAGGCCGATTATCAGGACAATCTGAGGGCCTTAAATCAGATGATTGACTCGTGGAATACCGAGCGATTGATGATTTACAACACGATTGATCAGGTTTTCACTTGGCCTGCGGGTCAGATCACTCGCCACCTTGGGCCAAGCGGTGAGTTTGTTGGTGTTCGTCCTATTGCACTCGACGACTCAACATATTACCGTGACCCAACCAACAATGTGAGCTTTGGCATCAAGTTCATCAATCAGCAACAGTACGACGGTATTGCGGTCAAAACCGTGACCTCCACTTACCCCCAGGTAATGTGGATCAACATGGAATACCCCGATATTTCAATGACGGTGTACCCCAAACCCACGCGGGATTTGGAGTGGCACTTTATTTCGGTGCAAGAGATTGATCAACCGGCTACTTTGTTGACCGACATCGCTTTGCCGCCAGGCTATCTTCGTGCCTTTAGGTACAACTTGGCGTTGGAGCTGGCTCCTGAGTTCAACATGGAACCCTCGGCGCAAGTTAAGCGCATTGCCATGACCAGCAAGCGCGACCTGAAACGTCAAAACAATCCAGACGATGTGATGTCAATGCCCTACGCCATTGTGGCAACGCGGCAACGGTTTAACGTCTACGCTGGCAATTACTAATGAAAAGCCCCATCCTCGGCAGCTCGTACGTTGCTCGCAGCGTCAATGCTGCCGACAGCCGCATGGTCAACTTGTTTCCAGAAGTTGTGCCCGAAGGCGGCAAGGAACCAGCGTTCCTGTCCCGTTGCCCAGGGCTAAACTTGCTGGCAACTGTGGGCAATGGTCCGATCCGGGGCTTGCAGTCAATGTATGGATACCTGTACGTTGTGTCTGGCGACACGCTGTACAAAGTAGACTCGTCATACAACATTACAGTTCTGGGCAAGGTTAGCGGCATCAGCGCACCTGTGTCGATGGCCAACAACGGCAATCAGATATTTATTGCCTGCAATGGCCCCAGTTACATTTACAACGCATCGACAAATGCGTTTGGCCAGATCACTGACCCCGACTTCCCCGGCGCTCTTACCGTGTCCTACTTGGACGGCTATTTTGTGTTTATCGAACCAAGTAGCCAAAGAGTTTGGACAACTGATTTGTTGGACCCAACTTCAATTGATCCGCTGAATTTTGCCAGCGCCGAAAGCGATCCCGATGGTTTGATCTCGTCGGCTGTAAATCGTTCTGAGGTTTGGCTTTTTGGCACCAACTCGACCGAGGTTTGGTATAACGCTGGTGGTTCGGGTTTTCCCTTACAACGCATTCAAGGTGCAGTGAATGACATTGGTTGCGCTGCAACATTCTCTGTGGCCAAGCTAGACAACTCAATCTTTTGGCTGGGTTCTGACGC